TCTGGTAATTTATACTATTCATTTGATCTTTCGACATGGGTTATTAGAGAAACAAATCAATTTAACATACTTAAAGAGGGAATTTTTGTACCAAATATTGGGTTAGAAGGTAGATATATTTTTGTTGGATCTTCTGGAACATCAATTTATGCTGATCCAATATACAATAGAGCAACTGCTATCTCTAGCACCACTTCGGGAATTGTTACTTCTATAACTATAACCAATGGTGGATTTGGGTATTCTCAATTGAATTCACCATCGGTTCTTATTGAACCAGATTCGTCAAAAAATGAATTTATTAAATCTATAAAAGTAATAGGTGATTATGGCTCTATAATTGGTATTAATACTTTCGTTGCTGGTACTCCTGGAATAGGTACAACTTCACCGAAAGTGGAATTTATTTTACAGTCAGAATTTTATGATAATAGTACATTGGGAATTGGTTATTCATCTTTAAACTCTTTCGGGATTACTTACAGTCAATTATCTAAAGGTGATTATTTTGTAATTACGAATAGTAATGTCACTGTTGGTCATGCTCTTACTGGAATTACTACATCTCTAGGAGGAATGTCAAATTATCCTAATTCTAGAGTTGGAACATCTACCGAATTTTTAGATGGTGTATATATTGTTGAAAATGTTACTAATCCTATATTAGGAATTGTAACTGTAAGTTGTAATTTTGCCCCAATAGAAGGGTCATTTGGAAATTATGTTGAGGTTTATAAGAGAGGTGAAAATAATACAGGAGTTAATACAAATAATTTCTATGGTAAATATAGTTGGTCTAAAATATATGATTATCAAAATAGAATATTAAGTTCACCAAAACAGTTTGATGTTTATACTGATAATGGCCTAGTTGGGTTGAGTACTGGACCAACAATTAGAAGAACAAAAGAATTGTAAATAAATAAGTAAAACGCCTAATTTAAAATGCCTGCTATTATATCGGATCAATTTAGAATACTAAATGCTGAAAACTTTGTAAAAAATGTTGTTGGCGTAGCTAATACCTCTGACAGATATTATACCTTTATTGGTATGCCAAATGCATTGAATCCCGCAGCTGGAGGATCTCCAAATTGGGTAACAAATACCCCATCTCCTTTAGATGGATTTAAGGAAGAAAGTGAAATAAAAAATACAATAATTGCAATGAAACAAATTACATCTCAAGATGTAAGGAGATTGATCAAAAAGAATGTATGGGTTGCGGGTTCAACTTATGAGATGTATAGACATGACTACAGCATTTACAATCCATCTCCGATAACAAATTCTCCATCTTTATATGAATCAAACTATTATATTATCAACGAAGATTTAAGAGTCTATATTTGTTTGCAAAATGGAACTGATCCAGAGAATCCAAAAGGAAAACCTTCTTTTGATCAACCAACTTTTATCGATTTAGAACCAAGACCAGCTGGTACTAGTGGTGATGGTTATATTTGGAAGTACTTATTTACAATTAAACCTTCAGAAATAGTTAAATTTGATTCTATAGAATTTATTCCATTACCAGAAAATTGGGGAAATACTGGTGAAAGTGTAGCGACTAAAAATAATGCAATTGAAGGTAAATTGGAAATAGTATTAATTAATAATAGAGGATCAAATTATCAACCAATTTCAACATCATTTTCCAATGTTCCTATTTTAGGAGATGGAAATGGTGGAAAAGCAACAATTACAATTGATTCTTTTGGAAAAGTTTCGGAAATTTTTGTAACTGATGGTGGATCTGGATACACATATGGAACTATTCAATTTTATCCTGGTGCTCCTGGATCCCAAACTGGAGGACCATTAAGTAATTTAAGTAATACTGGAATTGGTACAACTTCTATAGCATCATTTAATGCAATTATCCCTCCAAAAGGAGGTCATGGATATGATGTTTATAGAGAATTGGGAGGTTATAGAGTTCTTCTTTACTCTAGATATGAAACCTTAGATAATAATCCAGATGTTATTTTAGGAAATGATTTTGCTAGAGTTGGAATAATTAAGAATCCCACCATTAGAAATAGTAGTATTGAAATTTTAAATACTTCCCTAGTTAGTGGATTAGATTCTTTAAAACTTTCTGGAGTAACTACTAATACTACCTATGCAGTTGATTCTATCATCAAACAAACTGTAGGTTTAGGATCCACTGCTATTGGATTTGTAGCTTCATGGGATTCAATAACTGGTGTACTAAAATATTATCAACCTACAGGACTCGCTTCAAGTGAAACTGGATTTAAAATTATAAAATTTACTTCAACTCCAGATTCCGGATACGGTACTACAATAAATTGTAGTTCTATAATAGGACCTTCTTTATCAATTGATACAAACTTTAATGGTATTACTACTACAATAAATAATAGAATATATCAACTGGGAATGGATTTTGTCTCTGGAATAGGTTCTGCGGAATTTAACAAAAAATCTGGAGAAATAATTTACATAGATAATAGACCTCCCATTCCAAGATCAACTAGCCAAAAAGAAGATATTAAAATTGTACTGGAGTTCTAAGTTAAAATGACACAAAATACTAATCTAAATTCTTCTCCATATTTTGATGATTTTGATGCAACTAAAAATTATCAAAGAGTGTTATTTAAACCTGGAATTCCAATTCAAGCTAGAGAGTTAACAACTTTACAGTCTATTTTACAAAATCAAGTTGAAAAATTTGGCAAACATTTTTTTAAGGAAGGATCTGTAGTAATTCCAGGTCAATTGGCTTATGATCCAGATTATTTTTATGTACAAATCGATGCAACTCATCTAGGGGTTTCGGTATCATCATATATTTCTTTACTAGTTGGAAAATATATAAAAGGTGAAACTAGTGGAGTAAAAGCTTTTGTTGAGGGATATATTAATGACCAAGAATCCGAAAATGGTAATTATACCCTTTATGTAAAGTATCAAAGTTCTAGTGAAAATAATTTTACTATTAATAGTTTTGTCGATGGTGAAAATTTAATTATATTGGAAGACCTACAATATTCATTAAGTATTATTAGGTCTGGATCATCTTTTGCAACAACTATTGTTTCAGAATCTGTTGGGTCTGGATCTGCTGCAAAAATTCAAGAAGGTGTTTTTTTTATAAGAGGATTTTTTGTAGATGTATCTTCTCAAGTCGTTATTTTAGATCAGTATAATAATTCGCCATCTTATAGAGTTGGATTGTTTATAGAGGAATCAATTTCTTCAGCTTCTCAATTAAATTCGGATTTATTTGATAATGCTAGAGGATTCTCTAATTTTGCTGCGCCGGGAGCGGATAGACTTAAAATCACAACAACTCTAATTAAAAAAAGTTTAGATGATTTTAATGACGAAGATTTTATAGAACTTTTAAGAATAGAAAATGGTATTGTAAAAAAATTTTCAAATGAAACTACTTATAATTTAATTAGAGATGAATTAGCCAGAAGAACATATGATGAATCTGGAGACTATTATGTAAATCCATTTAAAATTTCCGTAAAAGAATCTTTAAACAATAAAATAGGAAATAATGGAGTTTATGCGTACAATCAATTAACACAACAAGGTAATGTACCCTCTGATGACCTGTTGACTTTACAAATTTCTCCAGGTAAAGCTTATGTAAGAGGATATGAAACTGAAACTATTAATACCATTTCTGTCGATATTCAAAAACCAAGAACTACGGAAACACGTAATAATGTTTCCATTCCATTTAGTCTGGGAAAACAAATAGAACTTAATAACATTTATGGATCTACTCCAGTTGGATTTGGATCAACTTCTATAGTTGAGTTCTATTCAAATAGAACTTCTACTCCTGGGTCGTCTTCTGGAATAAAAATAGGTATTGGAAGAATATATGATTTAAAACTAAAAAATGCAGAATATTCTAATAATTCAACAAAATTTGAGGGTTCATTTTATGATATTCAAACATATAATTATGTTAACTTAAATGCAGCAATAACGGTATCTAAACCAGCATTTGTAAAAGGAAAAAATAGTGGAGCTACTGGATATCTATCGGCGAGTGTAACAAATTCCAATCAAATTGTATTATATCAAGTTTCAGGAACGTTTTCTCTAAATGAAAATATTTCTATAAATGGTGAAGATTCTTCCAGAATTATTACTTCTGTTCGAGATTATAATATTTCTGATATAAAACAAATTGTAGGAACAAATGGAGTTTCATTTACTGCTGACACTATTTTATCTCAGTCATCTTTGTTATCACCAGCTGGGTCCACTTATACAATAACTGCAGGATCCGGTGGGATAAGCACAGTAACTACATCTAATTCTACTTTTTTTGTTGGTATAAAAACCGGAGATATTCTTTCATATTATACTCAAGGAAATTCAACACCTACTTATAATAGAGTTAAAACAATTGTTACTAGTTCAAATTCTCTAACTTTAGAATCAACAACTACAGTTGTCGGAGTTTCCAGTGGAAGTTTGCCTGCATCAACAGTAAATGTAACCAACTTAGCTAAAGTTACTCCTCAAATTTTAAATACTAATAATTCATATTTATTTACTACATTTCCTGATCAACACATATCAAATGTAGATCTAACAAATTCTGATATTGTAATTAGAAAATCTTATCCAGTTACTATTGTTTCGAATGGATTAAATATTACATTAGAAACTAATATTGACTATACTTTAGAACCATTTGATGAGGAAGATTATAATCTAACATTTTCTACTGGTGTAATCGAGTCGTTAAACTCACAAAAATTAACAGTTTCTGGTAGAACTGTTAATTTACAAAATATTAGTACAAATGGTAGTGCTATTCTCACCGTTACATTTAGAAAACAAAATGCAACATCTAAGAATAAAATTTTTAATAGATGTTCAACTTTATTGGTATCCGGATCTTCTTCTTCATCATCGGGAATTGGATCTACATCATTAAATGATGGATTAGTATATAATACTTTTTATGGAACAAGGGTTCAAGATAAAGATATTTCTCTGAATGTTCCAGATGTACAAAATATCTTGGCTGTATATGAATCTTCGGATGAAAATGATCCAGATTTGCCAAAATTGGTTTTAACTAATTTAAATTCCAATATACTCAATAGTATTATTGGAGAAGTTATAATTGGCGAAAAAAGTGGATCGGTAGGATTTTTAGTATCTAATAATGGTACAAATCAAGTTGAATTTGTATTTTCAAATGAAAATAGTTTCTTAGAGGGTGAAAGTATCCTTTTTAAAGAGTCCCAAATAAGAGCAGAAGTTCAAAATTTTATACAAGGAGATCGTGATATTTTATCCGATTATATTTTAAATCCAAATCAAAAATTAGAATATGTTGATTATTCATTTATTACAAGAAAAGATAATAGTACTCCACCAACTAGAAGGCTAAAAATAGTATATAACAATTATGTACTAGATCCAACAGATCCTGGAGATTTTGTAAGTGTAAGTTCATATGACAAGGAAAGATACTCTGCAGAATTGCCACAAGTAGATAATTTTTATTCTAGTGACATTATTGACTTACGACCAAGAGTGATACCTTATAATATCAGTACTGCAACTAGTTCTCCATTTGAATTTGATTCGAGAATTTTTTCTTCTACAAATAATTCATCTCCTCATAATTTTGCAAAAGATAAATCAATAAACCTTTCATATTCATATTATATTGGTAGAATTGATAAACTATATCTTGACAAAGATGGTAGATTTTTTATTAATAGTGGAGTCCCTTCACTAACTCCAAAAATACCTAATAACATAGATAATGCTTTGGAAATAGCTACTTTAACTTTACCTCCATATGTTTATAGAAGTAGAGATGTAAGAGTAGTTCTTTCTGAACATAAAAGATATAGGATGAAAGACATATCTAACATTGAAAATAGATTAAAGAACGTTGAATACTATACATCACTTTCTTTGTTAGAATCCGATACTAGAAATTTAACTTTAAGGGATGAACAAACTCAATTAGATAGATTTAAGTGTGGATTTTTTGTAGATAATTTTAAATCGTTGTTTAGTGGAAATATTTCCGATCCTTCATATAAGTGCAGTATTGATACCACTGAAGGTCATTTGAGACCGCAACATTATACTACGTCTATTGATCTTTTACTTGGATCGGAATACGTAATCGGAACTGGAAATACATCAAATCCTCAAGCCGATTTAAGATTTGTTAGCAATTTGGGATCACCAAATTCTAAAAAAGTAGGAGATATTGTTTGTTTAAACTATACCGATATAGTTTTTTTACAAAATAGATTTGCAACAAGGTCCGAAAATGTAAATCCATTTCATGTAGTTAATTGGATTGGAACCATTGAATTAAATCCTTCTACAGACACTTGGGTGGAAACTAGAACAAGTCAAAGAACTGTAGATGTTGAAGGTAGTTATGAAAGTGCTATTCGACAACTTGGTGTAGACACTAATACCGGACTATCTCCCATTGATTGGGGTGCTTGGGAAACTACTTGGACTGGTGTAGAAAATATTGGCAGACAAAGTATGGGAAGTATATTTGTTGGCACTCAACAAATATCACAGTCCTCAAATAGAGGTGGTTTTCAAAAAGGAAGAGGAATTCCTGAAACAACAACTACTACATTTAGGGATCAATTTACCAACTTTGAAAATGTAACTACATTGACAACTACTCAACAAAGTAGACAAGGAATTCAATATAAAGTTGGAGAAAGATTTGATGAAACAAATATTGGTCCAAGAGTTGTTTCTACAGATGTTATTCATACTATGAGATCTAGGAATATTGAATTTATTTCTAGAAGATTAAAACCAAATACTAGAATATATCCATTTTTTGATAATGTAAATATGTCTCAATATGTGATACCAAAACTTGTTGAGATTTCTATGATATCTGGTACATTTATCATTGGAGAAACTGTCCAGGGTTCATCGGGCTCTATTTCAACGAGATTTAGACTTGCAAAATCAAATCATAAGTATGGCTCATATAATAATCCAACTCAAGTATTTGTACAAAATCCATATAATATTTTTGAAAATTTACCAACTTCATATTCAACAACATCAAGTGTATTAAATGTTGATACGGCAAGTTTAGAATTACAATCCTCATCTGGGTTTTATGGTTATATAATTGAAAATATGCAATTAGTTGGTCAAACTAGTGGCGCTATTGCTAAAGTTACTAATGTTAGATTGATAACTGATAGTTCTGGAACTGTTATAGGATCTTTATTAATTCCAGATGCCACTTTACCATCAACACCATCGTTCGATGCAGGAACAAAAACATTTACACTTACGACAAGTGAAAGTAATGCTACAATAGTTGGTACAGTAGATAGCACGGCTGAAACCGTGTTTACTTCATCTGGAACTTTAAATAATGTTGAAGATGTAACATTGAGAATTAGAAATGCGGATATAGCTAGAGAAATTAGAACTGATTCTAGAACTTTATCGCAACAAAATACAACTCTTCAATCCAATACGTCATTTTCTAATAGAACAACAACTCAAACTAGATGGGTCGATCCATTAGCTCAATCCTTTGAGGTTCCAGACACTAACGGAGTTTTCTTAACTAAATGTGATATTTTCTTTAGAACTAAAGATACTGCAGATCTTCCTGTTACCCTACAAATAAGAACAATGCAAACTGGGTTACCTACCCAGACAATTTTACCTTTTGGTGAAGTTATTTTAGAACCTAGTGAAGTAAGTATTTCTGAGGATGCAACAATTCCTACGACTTTTACTTTCCCATCTCCAGTTTATCTGGAAACCGGTAATGCTTATTGTTTAGTATTACTTTCTGCATCTAATCAATATAATGTTTGGATTTCCAGAATGGGTGAAGAAGACATAAGTACTATAAATCTCGCTGAATCTGAAAAAGTTTTAGTCTCTCAACAACCTCTATTGGGTTCGTTATTTAAATCACAAAATGGTGCTACTTGGGATCCAAGTCAACTAGAAGACTTGAAATTTAAGCTTTATAGAGCTAATTTTTATCAAGGGGAGTCTACAGTAAGATTCTATAATCCAGATTTAGATATTGGTAATGGTCAAATAGTTTCACTAAGACCAAATCCCTTAGATTGTATTTCCAAATCCTCATTGGTTGGTATTGCTAAAAGTTTAACATCAAGTGAAGTTAGTAAT